CGGGCAACGGGCAGCCCGCCCGCCTCTGTCGATTGAAACTGCCTCAGCTCATGCGCCGGTCAGAGCCAACGCTGCCTGCGCACCACGCACTGCTTTGTAAGCCTCAGCTCCATTTGCCACCAGCTCCGCAATATCGCGAACACCGTGGCCGAGCATGGATGCTTGCTTGCACAGTTTATCCCACGTCGAGTCGCTAGCCACCGAATGGTGGGTATGGCTTGAGGACGCTGGGTTCCCCAAGTCGAACCTCACGCGCCATTCAGTAGTAACTAGATACTCTAAATTTGCACTCTGCGGGTTATTGATCATGATAGGGGCCCAACCTTGTGGTGTTGGACAATTGGAATCAACAATTTTGGCCCCGTCAACGGTCTTTGTGAGCGGCGTAAACTCTGAAACCTGTGTCATGCTCAAAGGATAAGAATTTATTTGAACGCCGCGCAAAGACAACTTCGCTGCAGACATTAACCGCGGAGATTGGTACTGCACGTACCGTGCAAGAAAGTCATCCCACGACTCGCTGCGATCGTTAATGTGGGCTTGCGTACTCATTACGCCGGCATAAATTATGCCAGTCGTGGTTTGCAGGGCCTCTGGATTTAAGATCTGCACACTCAATGCCGAAGGGACACACGTCGCCATACTTGATCCTATTTCCAAGAAATCAAGTGGAGTGCGAACGGTGAACCCATTTCCTGATCCATCATTGATCGCTTTTGTGCCGTCGACGTCATAAATCGCACACACATCCGACCATTGGCCTGCACCTGGTCCAGTGCCGCCGATCCCCTGCCAAGTCATGCGCTTAAACGTGCCAATGAGCACATCGCGAGCATCTGTCTGGAACCTGCGCGTTGTGCGCACAACCGTATAGGGACCAACAGCGCGCGGCAAAGGCAAGTGGTGCAATAACTTTGCATCCCAACATGCCAATGTGCCGCCCGACCGGTCTGCTCCGAAAGCCTTGCGTGGGACACTGCCGACGCCTTGCGCCAACACTTGTGTCGCACTCGCTCTCATACCACGACGTGGCTTGTTCCGCTTGCTGAATTTCTTCTTCATGTTCTTCATCTTCTTCGAAACAACCATTGTAATGCTGCTGTGGGGACACGCCGCCGTGAGCAAGCACCTTCAATCGACAAAAGCTGGCAAAGCTTAAGCTCGTCTCACACACAACACCGCTGGGACACTTCCTCTGCGCGAACAATGCGATGTTGTGCGGATGAAAAATCAACGCTGACAAGTGACAACCTAATAATCTGTTATCCCCGCCATCGTCGGCCTCTGGAAGCCTACGTGTCGCGCATCGTTTCCACACTTCGCAACACGGTACCGTAACCTCCACCCATTAGCTCCCTTATCCCCTAATCACGCTCTCACGCGGGGCATCAGGTTCATCCAGATAGGCTAGTAGGGTGTCCGACATGATCCAGTGGCTAACTGGTGCCGAATGGCCTTCACCTTCAACCTAGTCGCAGTAGGTCCGCTAATTGGCTCAGGGTCTCCCCTCGAGGCTGGGTTGACCACGGAAGGTAATTCGGTGGGCAGGGACTGGCCTCCCTACTTTACATTCTCGGTATACCAAAATGTATATCCCACAGTGACAAAAAGAAAAAGAAAATTGGGACAGCTTCGCATTTTAGCACGGACACCACGTCTGCTGGAACAGCTGCTGTGGGGACAAGCCACCATGAGCAAGCACCTTAACAAACCGTCCCACCAAACGCGGCGGTGGCTGCGACATCAGAGCTGAGAAAAAGCCACGAACGCCCACTACTCACATGCCTGCCCACAGCATGCGCCCAAAATCCCCGCGCCAACTTTCGGTGTGTAAGCGCCATCCCCAGGATGCCGATGCAATGTTTTAAACATCCATGGCTTCATTCACTGAAGGGACGCCGTCCTTACACCCTACGATTGCCGGGGCGCTGTCCTGCCGTCGCGCTCGGCACCCGCTCATTCCGCTCAAGCACAGCGGGCTATTTTCCGCCGGAAGAACCAGCGGCGTCGAACCCACACAGGGTCCGCAAACCTCGACGATACACACCGTCGTCGGTATCTATTGACACGTCCATGTGATATTGGATGACATTTGCCCAGACATCAGCCGAACATACACCCTTCTCCTCGACATGGCGTGATTCAACCTGGAGGTCGCATTGGCCAATAAGATTGACTACATGTAACTCAACATCGCCAATCTTGCTACCCGCTTTAAGTATCTTCGTTGTCGCATCATCTGCCTTCCACCTCTCTGGGAATAGCTCTTCTTTGACCTCTGGGCACAACTTCATCAAATGATCATGTGACAACTCCACTTGTCTGATGTTGCCCCGGGCCATCCATTCACGCGACGCGCGGAGGTAAAAATTGGCAAGGCTCGGCAACTTCGGCGCAAACGCGGCAGCGGTGCACAATAATGAAGCGCTCGCGGTTGGCGCAATCATCTTTTCATCTTCTTGCACTAAACCATTCACCGCCTCCTTTGCGATTGTCACCGACGAAGACACCATCGTCCTAACAATATCAGGACACCCTGACCCAGGGACAATGCCGTGATCATCCACCAGAAAGTGGTACCCTGTAAATTCTGTCACGGACCCGTTTGGCCGTAAATACAATTTGGGACGATGGCCCAATCGTGTCCACCTCGCCTCCATGTCCGTCAACTCGTCTGCGCTAAACTTGTACGTTGTCAAGACATGACTATCATCACCCTCGCACTTGATTCTTACGGTGCTCTGGCCTCCATTATACAGTGGAATTTTGGTGGTTCTGTTTTTCACCATCAGTGCACATGATTGGCCGC